TAAAATTAGCAACTAAGTATGAACGGTTTGTAATGGAGGGTGATTCTTCCATTGCAAGTAATGTTGATGATCTAACTTCAGATATACCTTACTAAAATGGAAGCCTTAATTGACCAAGATTTAGTATGCTTTCGATGCGCAGCAAGCGCAGAGAATGATGACTTAGGTATAGCTATATACAGAGCTAACGAATTGTTTGATCAAATCCTTGAGAAGACAGGAGCTAGCTCTTATAGAGCTTTCTTAACAGGTACTAATAACTTTAGAAAACAAATCTATCCTGAGTATAAAGCTAACAGGACTGCACCAAAACCTAAACACCTTGATGACTTAAGAGCATGGGCAGTATCTGAGCTTAATGCTGAGGTAGCAGATGAAGGATTAGAAGCTGATGATATGTTAGGTATCTATCAGACTGATGATACTATTATCTGTAGTCTTGATAAAGACTTATTACAAATACCTGGCAAACATTTCTCTTGGGAAATTAATGGTAAAGGTTGGACAAGACCTGATACTTTTGTTGAACAAACAGAACTAGAAGGTCTTCGTCTATTCTATGAACAATGTGTTAAAGGAGATCGTAGTGACAATATTAAAGGCATTGAAGGACTGGGTGACAAGAAAGCAAAGGTCTTATTGGAACCTGCTAAATCAGAAAAAGAAATGTTGCAGATAGTTCTTAATGCATACGGTAATGAAGAAGAGTTTCTTATGAATGCAAGCTGTCTATGGATTCTTCGTAATGATAGACAGAAGTATAAGGAACGTTATGCCAGCATTTAAAAGTAAGTTCGAAGCAGTTGTGTGGAAAGAACTGCGTAAAAGTTATCCATCAGTAAAGTATGAACCTAGTAAGTATTTATTTATACAACCAGCTACAGAAAGAAAATACATACCAGACTTTAAGATGGCACCTAATGTTTACATAGAAGCTAAAGGCAAGCTAGACTTAGCAACAAGACAGAAGATGATTTGGTTTAGAGATTCCAACCCTACAATAACTATTATCTTTTTATTTATGAACCCTGACAATAAGATAACTAAACGTAGCAAGACAACCTATGGAGACTGGGCTACTAAAAATGGATTCTTATGGTTAGACTATAGAAAGGATTGGATAAGTGATTATCAAAAACTTAAGAAAAAATGATGATGGATCATATGACTTTGACTTTAAAGTAACAGATATAGAAGCAGAGTTCTTAATGGATCATGCTATTAAAGATTTAATTAGAGCAGGTATTATTAAAATTAATGAAGAAGCTACAGTAGATTTTAATATACTAGATAGAGAAGAAGGAGATACATTACAATGAAACATTTAGTTATACCAGATTGCCAGGTTAAGCCCGGCATTTCTGTTAAGTATTTAGAAAATATAGGTAAGTACATAGTAGAAAAATTACCAGATGTTATTGTCTGTATAGGTGACTTTGCTGATATGCCTAGCTTATCAAGCTATGATGTAGGTAAAAAATCTTTTGAAGGACGTACATACAAAGCTGATATTAAAGCTGTACATAAAGGTATGGAAGCTTTACTAACACCACTATGGAAGTTTCAAGAGAAACAACGTAAGCTTAAAAAGAAAGTATATAGTCCTCGTATGATACTTACATTAGGTAACCATGAAGACAGGATAGATAGAGCAGTAGAGAATGATCGTAAACTAGAAGAACTAATTAGCATAAAGGATTTAAACTATGAACAATACGGCTGGGAAGTACATGATTTTCTTGACGTGGTTGTGGTCGATGGCATTGCTTACTCACATTATTTTGCAAGTGGTGTTATGGGAAGACCAGTCACATCAGCACAAGCTCTTATTACAAAGAAACACATGTCATGCTTCGCAGGGCATCAGCAAGGTAGACAGATTGCCTATGCTAGAAAAGCAGATGGCTCTGAAATCACTTGTATTATAGCAGGTAGTTGTTATGAACATGATGAATCTTATTTAAGTAGTCAATCTAATAACCATTGGAGAGGTTTCTATGTACTTCATGAAGTAAACAATGGTAGCTTTGATGAGATGGCAGTGTCATTAAATTATGTAAATTCTAAATATGGGGTTGACAAGCGTGCGAAAAGATGATATAATAAAAGCAATGGATAAACAAATAGGTGGTAATCATTACTCTAAATTTGTAATACAACCTACTGAGTTTATTTATAAAAATAATATACCCTTTATAGAAGGGTGTGCAATTAAATATCTTTGTCGATGGAAAGATAAAGGTGGAGTACAAGACCTAGATAAAGCCATACACTTTATTGAAATGTTAAAGGAGTTACACAATGACACAGTTTGAAAGCCCTAAGTTTAATTCCAAAGCTAACAATAAAAAGTATGAGGACAACTATGATAGGATCTTTAAACAAAAAACAAAGGAGACTAAAAAGGTGAAGGAGAAATAATGGCTCTAACGTTTCAAGAAGTATGTGAAAGACTTGAAGACTTGGACGAAGTTACTTTACTAGAGATACTAAACATTTCTAGTAAAGAAATAATAGAAAAGTTTCAAGACAAGATAGAAGATAACTTAGAAGATCTAGAAAAAGATCTTGAACTAGATAGAGAAGGATACGATTTTTATGGCGACATTACCTAGTATTTACCAACAAGTAATACATTCAAGTAGATATGCAAGATACATACCAGAAAAGAATAGAAGAGAAACATGGGACGAAACGGTTAGTCGACTAACTAACTATCTAGAAACTAAAGCTCCTAATCTTAAGAAAGACATAGCTGAATTAAAAGAATCAATACTGAATTTAGAAGTAATGCCATCCATGCGTTTAATGATGACAGCTGGAGAGGCATGTGAACGAGACAATATAGCAGCATATAACTGTAGTTATTTAGCTGTTAATAATAAAAGAGCTTTCTCAGAAGCTCTATATATTCTAATGAATGGTACAGGAGTAGGCTTTTCTTGTGAACGACAAGAGATTAACAGACTACCTGAAGTACCAGACAAAGTACAATTATGTGATGATGTTATCGTAGTTGAAGATAGCAAGTTAGGTTGGGCTAAGGCATTTAAGAAACTTATCTCTCACCTTTACGAAGGTGATATACCTAACTTTGACTTTAATAAAGTAAGACCTGCTGGTGCTAGACTTAAAACTTTTGGAGGTAGAGCATCAGGACCAGAACCTTTGAAACAACTATTTGATTTTGTAATAGATACTTTCAAGCAGGCTAGAGGTCGTAAGCTATCCTCAATTGAAGTGCATGACATCATGTGTATGATAGGACAGATCGTTGTGGTAGGTGGTGTCAGACGATCTGCTCTTATCTCTTTATCTAACTTGACTGATCGCAGAATGCGAGAAGCTAAAATGGGAGCATGGTATAATGACAATCCGCACAGAGGTCTTGCAAATAACTCCGTTGCCTACACAGAAACACCTGACAGTGAGACTTTCATGGAAGAATGGTTATCTCTGGTCAAGTCTAAATCAGGTGAGCGAGGAATCTTTAATAGAATTGCTTCACAAAATCAAGCCGCTAAGTGGGGACGAAGAGATCCAGATCTTAGCTACGGAACGAACCCTTGTTCAGAGATTATCCTACGTGATAAACAATTCTGTAACCTTACAGAAGTTGTTGTCAGGTCAGGAGATACAGAAGAGTCACTAAAACGTAAGATTAGATTAGCAACATTGCTTGGTACAATCCAATCTACATTAATAGATTTCCAATTCTTATCATCAGAATGGAAGAAGAACACTGAGGAAGAAAGACTTCTTGGTGTATCGTTAACAGGTATTATGGATGCTAAAATAACTAGCAACCCTGATCCTAAAATGTTAGAAAGGTTACGAGATTATGCTAGAACAACCAACGAGAAATATGCTAAAGTGCTTAACATACCTGTTAGTGCTTCTATTACTTGTATCAAACCTAGTGGTACAGTATCTCAACTTGTCGATTCTGCGTCAGGTATACATGCAAGACATAATGATTATTACATCAGAACAATTAGAATGGATAAGAAAGATCCCATCTACGAGTTCCTTAAAACGGCAGGGATCAAAGTAGAAGATGAACAGTTTCATCCAGACTCTACAGCAGTGTTTAGCTTTCCAATTAAAGCACCTAATGGTGCGTTAACTAGAGATAGTAAGACTGCTTTAGAGCAATTAGATTTATGGTTAACCTATCAACGTCACTGGTGTGAACATAAACCATCAGTAACTATATCTGTTAAAGATAAAGAATGGGTTGAAGTTGGTGCATGGGTATGGAAATACTTTGATGAGATTAGTGGAGTCTCCTTCTTACCACACTCAGATCATACATACCCACAAGCACCTTATCAAGATTGTACTGCAGAAGAATATAAAGCTTTAGATAAACTAACACCTAAAGCATTAGATTGGACTACCTTTATTGAAGTAGAAGATAACACTAAAGGTTCTCAGGAACTAGCATGTGCTTCTGGATTCTGTGAGGTAATCTAATGAATATATCTTTGCATCCAATTTGTGGGTTTCATATAGGGTTTGAGTTAACAGATGGTAGTATAGAAGAAGTAGATATTAGCTACCTTCTGATTGACTTAGGCATTTTACGAATACAATGTGCTTGGTTTAAAAAATGAAAGTGTGTGTTGTAGGTAGCAGAAGCCTTGATTCTGCAGATAAAGTACTACCTATTATAGATAAGTTTATAAAAGAGCTCCCTTCCTCTTCCGTTACTTTCTTGATAGGTAGTGCTAAAGGTGTTGATCCTCTATGTAAACATTATGCCCACTCCCACGGGCATGATGTTGTAGAGTTTTTACCTTATCATTTACTAGATAGCAATGTAGAATTTGATAGTAAGTATTTTTTTATACGTACTAAACAAATGATAGACAATGCAGATAGAGTTCTAGCAATCTGGGATACCAAAAGCAAAGGCACTCACTATGCAATTAAATATACCCAGAAGCTAGAAAAACCAATCATGATTATAAAGGTACCTCATGGCTAGAATCTATACAAAGTCAGGTGACGATGGCACAACAGGCTTAGTCACAGGACAAAGAGTAAGTAAGTCTAATAACAGAATAGAAACTATAGGCTCATTAGATGAGCTTAATTCTTTTATAGGACTATCTTTAACAGAAGAAATACCTAAAATAATACGTGATATATTACATGTAATACAACATAATCTATTCGATATAGGTAGCGAAATAGCTACACCTAAAACAATTAGTACAAAAGAATCTCAAGTAATCTATTTAGAAAAAACTATAGATGATTTAACAAGCAGGTTAGCTATACTTAGAGAGTTTATATTGCCTGGCGGCTGCAAAGCAGCAGCTCAAATACATGTAGCTAGAGCTATGTGTCGTAGAGCAGAACGAAGCTGTCATAAATTAACTGATATAAATCCTATTACATTACAATATTTAAATAGACTATCTGATTTACTCTTTACTATTGCTCGTTATCTTAATGCAGCGGCTGGTATAGACCACGTATACTGGCAAAAAAATGCTAGCTGAGTTTGTATTATTAATTGCTTTAAATGGAAATAAAGAATATGTAGCTAACTTTGTTGACTGTGCTCATGCTTTTGAATATGCAAAGGAAAGGTATGTAGAGTATGATCACATGTGTCTACATGAAGATTATGTTTTCTTTCCCACAGAGCAACTAAAGAAATACTACTACCCAGAGACCAAAGATTAATCGGATACATTATAGCTCACTAACATATATGCACCTATGTTTGCAAAAGCATAACCAAAGTACATAAGACCAAGGGCTACATTACCCTTCCAGAATTGTTCAAGACTCACAGCAAGATAGATTAATCCAACTGCAATTATTAAACCTACACTCAAAGTTTTACTTTGCCTGGATCAGAAAGATCAGCTTTAGGTTTTCTATATCTAAAGAGTTCTCCTTCTTCTGTACTATAAATAATAGTACCATCTTTTAACTGCTCAACAGTTTTAATTTTAGAGTCTGCCCATTTATTATATAGCTTAGCTCTACGTACAGCTATACCTTTAGAAGATTTTCCACCAGTATTAGCTGTGTCTAATAAATTAAAAAAGATTTGTTCAGGATCTTGATTATTTACAGCTTGCATAAACTTAGGAT